ACCGAATACTAATAGTCTTAAATTTGTACCTTTCATCTGTGATAACTGTGGTATCTGTAATTGTGTGGTTTCACTCGCTAATGGCAATTCATAATCATTGTGTAGTTTAGAGGTATTGGTCTCAACCATCAATTTGGCCATTGCGTTTTGTGATATATCTTTTCTTGTGTCATCATAGTACGCAAAAGGTACAGTAAACTTATCGTTTGCCTTATCACCGTCTGAATGTTCAGTATGAAAGAAATCACCAAAACTATTAGCGTAATCAAAATCAGTAGTAATAAATGTCTTGTTAAAGGCATCATGCCTAATCATTCTATTACCATACGCACCGTCACGCAATTGTTTTAATGTATCAACAGGTCGTACAAAGTCGTATTTAATCACATTACGCATATCGTCCATTACATCTCTTGTATCACCACTTCTTACATTACTGACTTGATAGAAAAACTTCCATTTAGACGGTCTTGCCTTTGCACCACCTAGTGCTAACATACTTTCTATACTTCTAAAGAAGAAACCATCCGGTGTTTCATAGAACAAATAACCTGCATTTTTGTAATTGGCTGCCTGTGCATAGTCACATAACATATTAATTGCGTTCAATGGTCGCAAATTAGGTATGACTATTTTTGTATTTGTTCTAGTCGGTTCAAAATACAGTTGTTTCTTACTGTTTAAATAATCTTTCTGTCTAAAAATCTTCTCAACTGCGTCTTCAATAGGTCCAGAAAACGCTTGACTTATTCTATTAAAACTGCTATAGTACATTTCTTGCGAGCAGAAATAGATTTTATATAACTGACCTCTAGGATTATTAATGTCAACACGCACCTCATCTATCTTGTATATCTGAAAAGGGTGACCTTCTTCTTCTACTGCGTTAACACCATTTATACCTGGCGTACTAAATCTTAAATTTAACTTTTCTAAACCTGTGATTGGCAACATTGTACGAACATCTTGTGTATCATATACAGTTATTGCGCCAACCAGTGTATTTGTTAGAATATCCTCAGTTAACTCGATATTGAGGGTAATAGGTCTAATATCCATTTTATATGGTGTGGACTCACCTCCGTGTCTTCGGTATGATATAATTTCAACTATATCAAGCGAATAGTCACCAGCTTGTTCTATGTTACTTTTTGTGAAATCTGCCATATCATTATCTTCTAATCAACTTTCTAAACTCATTTAGAAACATAGGCAAATATGATGGATTTAATATCTCAATTTGCCTCTTTTTATCTTGTAGTCTTTGTTCATACTCATAGTTTGATACTGACTGCGCCTGAGGGTCGTCACTATTAACTTCTACATAATGGTCAAAGTCTGCTGGTCCCTCTGGTGTTGTATGACCACTTGCCTGTAATTTTTCATAATGATGTATAGCATCTGGATTTGCGTATTTACTTTTAACAAAATCCTCAAACTGTTGATACGCCATAGGCCAGTCGTAATATCTGTTTACTATATTATTTGTCAAACAAACTACCCACCAGTAATCGGTAGAACCATATACCTTAAATGCAACTGTTTCAGGACTTTCGCCTGGTTCTACATCATATTTGTCTAAGAGTACATAAGCGTCTTTGACTTTACTTCTAATTTTAATTCTACGAAATATATCAGGTAATATTTTGGTAGTACCATCACCTTTGATGTCATACAATACTTTTGGAAAATTTGAAAAGAATGCCATCTATTAATATCCTTCGTATATTTTTTGTTTGGTCATTAATTCTAGTTCAGTGAAGTTAACTGTCATTTTGTAGTGTACAGGTGGCGCACCTCTTTGGTCTGCCACAAATGTTTTAAATTCACCTTCTGGTCCATAATCTACATCAACACCAGTACATACGCATTTAGATATTTTGTTCATATATTCATTTTGTTTACCTCTATGTAAATAATGAATTTCAAATTCACTAGGTACAAAGAACATACGACCTAATGAATTGGCTTGTTCTAAACTAGGGTGTGAATGATATTTAAATAAGAAAATGATGTTGTTTACTGCCTCTAGTTCTGCTTGACTTCTAGGCCAAAAATCAAATGTATATGAAAATCCTCTAAATTGTGGTCCAACATAAAACTGTTCTTGTTGTGGATTGACTGCTACACCAGCTGCTTTGGCAATTAATTTAAAAGGGTCACCTGCACCTAAAGCTGACGCAGCCTCACCAATTGCATCTTTACCATATTGTGCAAGACCTACACCAGCACCTTTAGCAATTGCTTTTAATTGGTCACCTATACTAGTTGCTGTTTTTGCCTCGCCTAGTGATTTACCTATTGTACCAAACATTTCTGTTGCTTCTGCTTCATAACTATTTTGATATGATACTTTAACTCCTGGAGGCATATACAATGCAATAGCACTTGTTACTCTAGTGTGTGTTGGAAATTTTGATAATACTGAATTGTCTAATTTAACTTCAGGTGTATTACTTTGTCTTAAATTCTTAATAGTTGGTTGACCAAAATCTGTATTGTATTGTGCAAGACCTACTCTAGCAGCCACATCTAAGTCTTTTGATGCCTTATTGCCTAGGCCACCTTCATACTCATTTGCTAATGTATAAAATAGAATATAATGGCCTAAATCAGTTGATGTAAGGTCTAGTGGATATTGTACTTGTGAAAATCCTAAAGGGTCACGCTTAATAGCTTCCATAGGACTATCAAGTTTCTCAAATGGTGACTTTTTAAGTAATTGAGCAGCCACTTTTGCTTGTGAACCTGATACGGCAGAACCATTACCTATAAGATTATTAACTTGACCAGTTATATCTGACAAGAATGGTGTTGCTAATGATTTTAAATGACTTGCAGCTCGTTTTAACATCTGTAATAAATACCTTTGTAATATGGTAATATTTATATAGTTTATAGGTGATATAATGAGAAAGAGTTATAAAGGTTTATTCAATCCTACCAACCCTAAGAAGTATGTTGGCAACACAAAACAGATAGTCTATCGTTCATTATTAGAAAGACGGTTTATGCGTTATTGCGACCTCAATCCTGATATATTGTTTTGGGCAAGTGAAGAATTACCAGTTCGTTACTACTCTCCCTTAGATAAGAAATGGCACAGGTACTTTCCTGATTTCATAGTTAAAACTGTTAACAATGAAAAGTTTATGATTGAAATTAAACCTAGTCGCCAAGTCGGCAAACCTAAAACTCCTAAAAAGAAAACTAAATCATATATGCGTGAAAGTTATGAGTATGTTAAAAATCAGGCCAAATGGTCAGCAGCTAAAGAATACTGTGAAGACAATGGTATGAAGTTTAAAATAATTACAGAAAAAGAATTAGGTCAATACTAAGAAGCAGCAAAAGCCCAAGCATCTCTTTCATACTGTCTATCAACGCTTGTATCTAAACTCAATGTTTGATGAGTTGTGCTAGATTGATTACTTGCGTTATTTTGTTTATTTGAGTTATCAATAATTGTAACATTACCGCCTTGTGTCGTACTACCCTCGGTCATAGTTTTAGTATTATTTGTAGTCGTTGACATATCACCTGAAGAATTATCAGTTGTTAAATTATTTGTTGTTACATCACCAGCACCACCATTCATTACTTCATCAAACTTTCTTTTAAATGCTTCACCAGGACTTTCACCGCCAGGTAGCATTGCACCAGCAGCCGCTAAACCTGCAGCTCCAATTGCCTTAATAACTCTACCAATGTTAATAATCTTATCTACAAATCCACTAATAAAACCACCTTCAGGTAATGTAAATACACTTTTGATGCTATCCCATATTCTACCAATCAAACCTTTTTCACCGTCACCACCAAATAACCAAGTCTTTAAACTAAATGGTTTATCAGGATTACCAAATCCAAATAAGTCTTTGATAAAGTTAACTGCTAAATCAATTGGTAAAGATAAGATATTAGCAAAGAATCCACCAACACCTGAGAATATTGCACCAAGGCCTTTCATAATTCTTTCACCATCAAATGAGAATAGACCTGAAATTAAATCTGTAATACCGCCGATAATGCCTAAGAAAGAATCCATTAACTGATTAATCTTTTCATTAATAGATTTACCTAAGTTATCTAAACCAAAGAAACCAAGTATCCATTCTATTGCACTACCAATCAATCTGACTAGGCCACCAATAAATCCATCTACAATACCAACTACTGCACCTCTAATACCGTCTAAGATAGAACCTGTTTCACCAAACTCTTTCATAAACCCTTGTACACCATCAATCACACCTAATATCAATGTGATTGGTAAGAATATCTTGCCGATAGTTCTAAACACTGTTTTTAATGGACCTAAAATCTTGTCTAGTATGCCTAGGCCTGCACCTGAGAATAAACCTTTTACGGTGTTGATAATCGGTCTTATTGTTCTTGTAATTACTTTAAATGCATCACTAACTGCTTTAGTTATGAAACCAATTGCTTTGTTAGTTCTAAAAAAAGATGTAATTCTGGTTATATTTGTTCTTATACTTCTAAAGAAATCTGTTACACTATCAATAATTCTTGTAATCGGTCCACCTTTGCCTGTAATACCTCTTTTGAAATTATCTATTCTTTTAATTGCTGGGTCAAATATTTTCAGCATCTTACCTCTTAATGCTTTTAAATCAAATGACCTTAGAAAAGACCTTATACCTCGCAACACAGCAGGACCAAATCCAAAGGTTGCAAGTCGCATAACACCTCTAAAGAACCTTGCCATAACACCTATTGATTTTAATTGTTGTGGCAATCTTAATATTTCATCTACATTAAATGCTTTAGCTAAACCTACTAGACCAATTAATAATGCTCCTACACCTTTACTAAATCCGCCAGTTGCCTGTTCTTTTGTAGGCATTGGTATTGTAGCAGTTTCAGAAGCTTTCTGTAATTCTTTTTCACGCTCTCTAGCGGCATCCATTTCTCTTCTAAACTTTTCTTTGTCCCACGCCAAAGTTTCAGCAAGTGTGGTTGCCATACCTACAATTGCTTTGTAAGTATCTTTTCCAGTTTCTTTCACACTTTCTAAAATGCCTGTTTGTTCCATATCAGCCGGTGACGATACAGCAGCTGCACTACCTTTTAGTGCTGAGCCTACAGCCATCTGAGCGGACTGAATAGCCGCCATCATAGAACCTCTAGTTTTACCGTTTTCAGCCATTATTTGTTATCCGATTTTGCTCTACTTCCTGTGTATAGACCAAACCAAGCCGCACCAGCACCAACTACGATACTAACTAAGCCTGATTGTTCCATTGTAGGATTAGGTATGTTCATATACCAAATTACTACTTTGTATAATAAAAAAATATATGTTGAGATGAATATTCTTGGAAATATTCTCCAAGCATCAATAGCCCTTGCCATATGAATTATCTTTGCATATGGATTTGGACCTAAATCTTTAACAGATGTATCAACCTCTAAGTCAATGTTTACCTTTTTAGATACACTTGACTTATCAGCCGTAACTGTTATAGTTTCTTCTTTATTTTCTTGCACGAGCTTCTCTATCTTTTTGTTTTTCGTTTTCTTCTTTTATATGTTGCACCAAGAGGTTAACATATATCTCCCTCTCCCACGGCAACATATTCTCTAATTCACTTAAAGAATATTTATGATGTTGCATTAACGCAAAATTAACCTGGAAATAGTTTTCTAGGTTGTCGTGTGAGAGGGCGATACGAAAAAATCCGCTATCCCTTGTAACATCATTTTACTCTTTACTTTTGTCTTAGGATTTTCAACCTCTATCTCTTGTTGTAACTTCGGCATTGATTGAAAAAAGACTTGTACTTTTTCAAAATGTTTTGAAGATAAACTTTCGATAAATGAGTTTAGTTCCTCTTTCTTATAATCTTTTGCATTGTGTACTGTTTCACCGTCATAAATCTGGTAAATTGAAGCCGCAATCATATCAAACATTTGTTCTGTTTTTAAATCGTTAGCATCAACATCAGCATCAATACTATCAATTGTTGGGTACTTCATAACCATTTTAACTTTGTCGTTAATTTCTATCACATTTGTATGTGCGTCATCAACTTGTACCTCGACCTTTGAAAGGTCAACTTCTACATTTGCAAAAGTTTCGTTGTCGTCTGGACATTTAACTTTTAGTTTTGCAATCTCACCAACTGACTTTGCTCTGATTTGTAGAAAAATATATTCTAAATCAAATACTGGTAATGATGCAACATTGAGGGTGCCAAATGTACAGGCATCAACAATGCTTTTTAATGCGTTTGTGATTTGTTTGCTCTCTTTAGATTCCAAGGCCATCAATAATAACTTTTCTTCTTTAACTAGAAAAGGTCTAAATGACACCTTTGTATCCTGAGATGGCAATGTCAATTCATACTTCGCCGTTTCTAATATAGGTAATGACATAATATCTCCTTGTTATATTATAAAAATGGTGGAAATACTCTTCCACCTGTCGCTCTGCCAATTGGCACGCTTCGTTTAACCTGGTTGAGTACATCTCTACCAGCTCTTTTCAGTTCTGGTGGTAATTTATCTAATATTCCACCAAACAAACCAAAATCTTTTGCTGACTTAATAGTAGGCACATCACCAAATGATTTGCCTATCGTTGCGTCTGATAATTCACTTGAAGTTAGATTGTACCAACTTCTAAAATTAAATGTAATCGGTATACTGACACCTTGGTCATTTTGACCGTAACTATATTCCATAGAACCTAATGTTGATGGATAAACTTCATATAATCTTACTGCATATGTTACTCTATCTCTATCATCATTACTTTCAAAAGCACCTAATTGTAAAATGTCCATAGTACCCACATAGTCATCATAATAATTCATATCGTGTGTTTCTAAATTATAGATTAACTTTTGCCATTCTTCAAAGAATACTCTTTGTCTTAAAAACTTGTCGCCATAAAAAGTACATTCAATATTACCTGGAAAACTGTAAGAGTATGGCATCTCTCTAGCTGGTCCATATAATTGTACTGCTGTTGTGTTAATATCTCTACTAGGCATTGTCACCTTGTTACACATCATACCAACATTTCTTTTCATATCTGATTGATTGTACTGTTGAAATCTTTGATATGGTGGTGGACCAAATTCTGTTTGTTTTGTACCAACAGAACCTAATTTGTATTTTTCTGGTGGATTAAACACAACCAAATATCTATTTGGTCTTGCAAGGCCTTCACCTTGGTTTATGTTTGCAATAAATCTGTTAATAGTGGATTCTCTACCACCACCTGGTGCTCTTTTTAACCTAGGGTCGCCGGCAACATTATCTAAAGACCTATCTCTTGGAAGTCCTAATCGAATATCAAAATTACCTATTCGTCTACCGCCTCTTAAAATTGC